AGTTACAAATACGTTTACAGCACCCATTGCAGTTGCAGCAGAAGCAGATTTACCTTGATCTGACATCAATGTTGCTACACGAGCAGATGAAGTAAATAAATACTCGCTGAATCTACGAATAACACCAGGTACTGACATCATGATAGTTGGATCGCCACCTTGTGAGTAAACAGATTGAACTGCATCACGCACAAGAGTTTCAGTCAATGCTCTAGCAGTACCATAAGTACGTTTTAGAGTTACACCTGAAGATTGGAAGCCACCAACTGCACCAGTTGCACCAGCAGAAAAGTTAGTAGTCAACCAAGATGGTAAACCACCAGCGTTACCAGCAGCAGAGCCAGTGTCAGCAAAAGAAGCTTGGTTAGTCAATGCAATAGCTTCAACATCACGCCTTAGTTCTTGTTGTCTACGCATCATTTGGTAGCTCAACTCTTTAGTGCGACCAATCACATCAGAAGAATCTGCTCTGAAAGATGTACGAACAACTTTAGTAGAAATTTGGTGATGGTTACCAACACGCAAACCAGTAACAGTGTTGTTACCTGAAGCATCTGAACCGTCAATAACCGCATTGGTTAAGTTAGGTGCAGCAAGTGCATCAGTTGTCCATTCTTTATATGGATTTGAAGAAGTTTCAGTTCCAACTGCATCTGTAAATGGTAATGGGATTTTAGAAATATCCCAGATTTGGTTCATGACATCTTCACGGATTAAACCGCCACGAACAACACCTTTAAGTGTTGCTGCATCTAAGTTAGCTGTACTCATTTCGATACCCTTTTAAAAAATTAATTATATAATCCACCGAGCAACTCTGCTACGGCATCAGTTTCAGCATTTCTTCTTTGATAACCTTGTGAAGATTTTGCAATCTTTGTTAGTTTATCAAGTTTAGTAACTGATTTGGTTGTTTTTCCTGAGCTTTTTTGATACTTAGGTAAATTAACATCAAGTTTAGTTTTAACATTCTTTATGCTTGAACGATATTTCATGGCATCTTTTACCACTTCTAACATTCTAGCATCTTGTATTCCACCAAACTCTTCTGGTGTAAAACCATAAGCATCTGCTACAAAATCAGTCATATCTGTTAAAGCTTTTTTGAATACTTCAGGTTTTGCCCATGAAGGATTTTTCTCTAAAACTTTATCAGCTTGAGCCTTAATATACTCTTGTTGAATAGCCTGTTGTTCTGCGGTCATTTGTTGACCAATGCCCTGCATTTCATTATTTACTGCACTTGAAATTTGTTCAATCTCACTGTTTCGTAAATTGAAATCTTGAACCATAGCTGCATATTCACCAGGATTATCAACTCTGAGTCTATTCCAATCAACATCTTTATAACTACCCATCAAGGTATCTTTAAGATGCTGTGTTAGCTTATTAACTGTTTCAATCTTTCCAAGATACTCGCCAGCAACAGCGTTCTTAATGCTATCAAAATCTCGCCTTTCATCAGCAAGTTGTTTTGATTTATTAGTATTGCTCTTGTTGCTTTGGTATCCAGCAATCAAGTCTTTAACTCCAACTGTACTTACCTTTCCATCAACCTTTACATTGATTCCAGCTAAGTTACCTTCTTCATCAAGGACTACATTTTTTTCATCAATGCCAAGTGTATTTGCCCAAGTGACATCTTCATCAGAATCAGTTTCTTCAACATCATCTGTTTCCTCATTATCTGCTTCTTCCGTATCTTGGGTAGAATCGTCTGGTTGGGTATCATCCTCCTCTGATTCTTCAATTACTGGCTTCTTAACAGATTCTTTTTCTGGTTCACCTGATAACAGGTTAGCAATTTGATCCACCATATTTACGCTTCCAGCTTCGCTTGATAGCTCTGCCGTTGAAGTAGTATCTTGGTCTGACATTTTTAATTTCCTTTTTGTAGTTGAGCTAGTCGCCCAGTTTCTATATCTGAAGTTATATCATTCTCAATAATTTGTAATGCCTTTTGTTGAGCCTTTATCAATTTTAAACTTTCTATATCATCTGTAAACAAAAACTGCCTGTATAAGTCTGCATTTTTCTTAATAATATAATCAGCCAAGTAATTTGAGTAAGCTCTGCTTGCTCTATTACCTAACTCTATCTCATCTTCAACCGTCATACATATTGTTCCTGTTCTGCTCATAATTAACATCTTGAGATGTATTTGATGATGATTCCAACTCTGTTAATTTAAGTGCTGTTTGAGCATACAACTGGTCATACTTAAACTTTATATCTTCTAAATCTTTTTCAGCTATCTGAACAGCCTTAGCTTTGTCTAATTCAGCCTTTAACTGCTCCAACTGAATCTGAAATGATTGTTTTTCCATTTCACGTTGATGCTTACCTAACTCAACCTGACCTTTGATAGCTACATTTTGCATCTGCGCTTCTGCTGTAGTAGTTGCTGATTTAGCCAGCTCTGCTTGCATACGCATTTGCTCAAGTTGTGCCTGTTGCGCTTCCTGCTGTTGTTGCTGTTGTGTTTGTTGCGCTTGTTGTGCTGCTTGCTGACCTTCTGGACTTGATGGATCAACAAAATATTTATTAGCAGAGTCTAATCCTGAGAACTTACAGAAGTCATCTATAGTGGCATATATCTTGTTAGAATTAGTAAGCGTTTGATTTGGCATACTCATAATCTTTTCTTGCAGTAACTGAACCTGTTGTATGGCTGCAAGTTTTGCTCTAGTATCACCAGTTCCAGTTCCAACTCTTACTGAACTTCTTGTTCTTTCTTCCCATTCTGCTGGATTTACCTTTACCCATTGCCCACGAAACTTAAAGTCTTGTACTGTATCAACGTGCATGGTAACAAGATCACGAATCTTATTGCATAAAGGTTTAATACCAGTTTCACAAATAACACGAATGATTAAGCCGACCAATTCTTCTTTGGCGTTCATCATACGCTCAACACCTTGTGAGCCAACTGCGTTACCAATGTTTTCAGGTGAAGCAGTTCCATCGCCAGATACACCGGTACGTCCGGCTTTAACTTCATCAAGATACTGCATCATGGTAAAAGCAGCATCTCCAATGGCAGGTGTTTGCAATGGCATTATTGCATCTGTTCTTTTTACACGGATTAAACCACCAGGTCTTGATACTAAAAGATCATCAAGATTAACCTGACCTTCAAGCACAACATTACGTTGGTTATTTTGCAAATACATGTTATCCATAATATTACGGATAATTGCGGTCTTATTGTCTTGGATAGACTTCAGACGGTCAAATATAGATAGACCTTGAAACTTATGCGACATCAAGATAGCGGTAGTTGATATCCAAGGAACACTATCTATTTCTTCTTTGTTTAAGATAACAGTAGGAGTTTCAACACCAGCCACTGTAATCTTCATTAACTCAGCTATTCCATCACCATTGACATCAAGCTTTAGATAACACTCAGTAACCTCTACTAATCTGTTAGCATCATCTGAACTTAATACAGATGGAACTTGTGTTGGTTCATTCTGGTAGTTAAACCTGTAAGCAGACCTTAATAGATCAGAACTTACTAAGTTTTCAATATCTTCGTCCTTGTACCCTTCTTCCCTTAAGTCAGATATAGTTTTGTTGACTATATGACATGTGAATCTAGCATTAACTAAGCTAATGCTGTTGTGCTGTGTATTAACCCTAAACTCTTCAGGCGCTACAGGATCAATACAAATCTTTCCACATTTCTCAGTGACCTTAATCTTTGCACTGTATGTAGTAGGTTCTTGTTCTAATGGATTTTCTGATTGACTTTCATCTTCAGTTAATTCCAATATCTCACTATCTTCATCCAACAGAGCAACAGCTAACTGATCTTCTGTTAATCCTGAATAGTTGTATGTGGTTATCTTTTCATCATCTTCATAATAAACTTTTAACATTCCATTGCGTTGCATAAGTGCATCTTTCACAAATTGATGGATTAAAGTAAACCCATCATTTTGCTTCATCAATACATCATATACATATTCTGATTCAATTTGCGCCTGTAATTCATCTCCTTCATTGACAGGATCAAAAACCACCACCTCATTATTCTGAGTAAATGATTTCATAATCTGAGGCATTATCCACTCAATAGCATCAGCAACATCTGTTGATACCAATGAGCTACGCCCTTCCTGTTCATTACCTAACGGAAGCCCAAGATAATATCTTAAAGGTTCTTGTAATGCAGAAGATGAAGTTGTCGTAATATCTGCATTAGCCATTTCATTTTGGATAATTGCCAATATCTCTGAATCATTCATTTTAGCCATTATTAGCAGCCTTTTTTCTTACCAGGCATCATTGGAGATGGAGCTTTTTTTGATTTAGACTTAGCCATTTTTAATCCTCTGTTGTTAAATTATACCGCTTTGTATATATGAATAATCTAATGCTCCTGAACCCCAAGAGTCATTTGTCATATTCTGTTCTGCCATAGCCAGATACCTAAAGCAATCAGCACCATGTGAACTATCATCATGAAGTGGTGCGCCAAATGTACCAGTGCTTTGGTTTTGTGTTCTTCTATAGCGTTTGATTTGATTCAGTAACTCTGACGCTTTCTTATCAATCCAAACTCTACCAAACATCATCCTTGCCATCTTGATTCCTTCCTCGATGTCCTCGCGTCCTAAAACATTAACACTTCTTCCTAATGCCATTAATATTTCTTCAGTAGACTTTCCAGACTTAAAATCTCTACTACGTCCATCATGAGGAATATAGTCCGTGCCATAATTGTAACCCTTTGTATTCAATTCAGCAATGTAACTATCTAAAGTACGATGTGAATCTTCAATATAGTCGATAATCCTTACTTCACCAGAGCCTGATCGTTGCGCCATCAATATAGACATTGAATCGTTCCAACCTAAATCCCATACTGTATGAACCTTCAATAGTGGATCGTATGGAGCATTTCCTAGTCTTTTTTCAAGATGAAGTTTAGTTATCTCATTAACGTAAATAGCACCTTCAACAGCAGGACGACATTCTCCATCCCAAACTGTTTTATATCCTTCAGGATCACGCTTTAACCAATTTATCCTTTCCTTTTCAAGTTCTTCTGGAAACCAAGGATTATCAGAATAGTTGCATTTTATAACAACAGCTTCTTCATTATCTGTCAATACAAATCTAACATATGTTTCATCAGTATCTAATTCAGGATTGAATGTTATCCATATTTCGCTGTTTGGCTTCCTTATTGTAGGTATTAAAACGTCCCATGATTTCTTAGTACAAACCTGAGCTTCTTCAACCCAACATATATCAACACCTTCAAAAGACTTTAAGTTTGTAATGCCTTGTTGACGAATACCTGCAAAACTAAACTCAGAACCATTAATTCCAATTATCTTTGTTTCAAGAACTGTAAACATATGCTGTAAACCAAGTATATCAATCTGATCCTTGAGCAACTTATGTACTGATTCTTGTATAGACTTCTGTGTTTCACGAGCGCAAAGAACTCTTATCGGTTCATTAACAGACTTAATGATTAATGCTCTTGCAACACTCCAACTCTTTCCTGATCCACGTCCACCATAAATTACTTTATATCTTTTTGGCTTAAATATATCTTTAAGACTTGGAGGAAACTTTGCCTTAATCGTCGCCAAATGAAACCTCTATCCTGTGGACTATTGCTCCACCAACTGCACCTGTTACAGTATTGTCACTTCTTGCTAACTTTGGAACATGATATTCAATAACACTTTGAAATAACTGAAACGCACGCTCTGGATTTGTTTCAGCAACTTGGTCAAGCCATCCTGTTAATCTGTGAGCATTTCCATCAACAAAATCTGCAATAGCTTGTCTTGCTTGTACAGTTGCAACATTTTGTACGCCCTTTTGACGACCACCTGTTTTTTCTCCACCTGCTTTTCCTAATGTTGCCATATCTAATTTTGTCTTTTTTAGACAACTCCTTATCTTAAAATTAGTTATTAAAAATACTGAGATTTCCAATTAATAAACGCCACCTTTGGTGACTCACCATAAGCAACTCTATCAGCACTATAGCACTTCCAGTAATTGCCAATCCATTTAATCTTTGGTTTTGTAGCTTTGTTCATCTGCCTTAAACCTCATTACTTTTTTCTTTCTATTCTTATTACTTGTTTTTAACGCCATTAATTATTACCTTGTATGTACTGGCATATCATTCTCAATATACCTTTTTTCATTACAGTTTTTACCATAACACCATTTTTGTTTCAAGCTATACAGCATCATCCAATTTGTATGTTTACATATCGCAATTTGTTTTGGCGCACTAAATAAGTTAATTGGTGGAAATCTCATTTTAGTTCATCCTCTTCCATCATATCCTGCCAACGTCCTAAAGTATCAATAGCTTCTTGCACATCTTGTTCAATATCCTTTGCTCCTCTATCACCAGCGCACAACAGTTTCTTAATTGCATGTTGCAGACATGGATCAGTAACACCGTACAATGAAAGCACACGGTAAACATCAACAGCATTTAAATGAACAGTATTTTTAAAATAATGATTGTGCTTCATTACAGCCTCATCACAAAGACAAAAGCCTTTATCCTGCTCATAGTATTAAGAGCTTCTAAAAACGCTTCTAATTGCGCTTCAGTTGGCATTTTATTCATTTTATCTGCCATGTCATAAAAGTATTCAACATCATCCATCAGTTCTTCTCATTATTAAATATAAACCATATAAAATTGCAATCATCTTTTAAACACCAACTTAACAATGCCCACTAACAATATAAAAAAATATACCACCAATACAAACGGTAATAAATACCACGACATTGCGTAATCTTTCTTCATAACTCCAATCCTTCACGTTCTTGTTGAAATCTACCTTCATGTAAAACCACCTCGCTATTAATCTTAATTGCTTTTGCTTGTACTGTTCCAAAAACTTCTTCAACCTCTTTTATAAACTCTAAAACTTCTTCCATCATATCAACCATCCAAATGTATCATCCACCATCCCCCCCTATAGGGGGGGGGATTGGATGGATGATTTAGTTCATTCGCATCCATCCATGGATCATCCATTAAATTATATGGATGGATGATTTTAAATAAGCCACCAATAATCACCACTATTTCCTATAAGTTGTTTTTTTATTAAAGATTTTGTAACCCTGTCAAAATCTCTTGAACGAGTGTTAGCTTTCTTAAATTCATCAGCAAAAAAAGGTTGCCACTTATCTTGATGAACAGTTAAATAATACTCTCCATCCGCTCTTAAAACAGCGTCTTTTTTTCCATTAACCTCTAATGCTTCAACTAAAGAATCAATTGCTTTTTGTTGATTTAATGTTATTTCTTTATCCTTTTTAGCTACACCTTGATACTCTAAATAAACACTGGTGACTTGTTTATCATCATCTTCATCATAAAATACTTCACCTTCTAACTCTACTTCTTTAATGACAAAACTCATATCAGTACCAAAGCCAAAATCTTTTGACTTAGTGCAGGAAAAAGTAATTGCATCTCCATTCTTAGTGACACAAAACTCTGCGTCCATTGCAGCTTTAATTGATGATGACCCTCTTGATCTTCCTTTATCGCCATGTCCACTATGGTGAACAGTTACAATCGCAGCATCTAAACGTCTAGCAAGTAATTCTATAGACTTAAAATACAATGCCATATCTTCAGAGCTGTTTTCATCTCCAACCATATTCCTGTGCAACGTATCAATAATAATAATATCAGGTTTAAAATCTAACTCTGCTACTATTTTTAATATTTCATCAGCTTCTTTACTATCTAATAGATTAATGGATCGTCTGCTCAATCTAATATTCTTTGGTGGTTCTCCATATTTTTGTGATAATGCTTTAAAACGCATTGAAGCACCACGCAAACCTTCACCCATAATGATTAAAGTTTTAAGCTCTTCTTTTATCTTATGACCATGCCAGTTTCTACCTGTTGCAGCACAAAATGCCCAATCCATAGCAAATAAACTTTTACCTGCACCTGACTCACCAAAAAGAAGATTCATTGAGCCACGCTCAAGTATTCCCTTAATTAACCAATTAGGCTTCTTTATGCTTGCCATCATATCTTCAATGGTGATGAACAAACCTTCCTGCTTTACTTTTCCAAATACAATGTCACGAACTGCATCAATTCCTTTTTCTGACATCATATCGTTGAAGTCACCATCAATAGTTGGCAATACAATATCAACTCCACATTCTTTTGCTTTGCTCATACCAATACCAGAACTATCATTGTCTGCACAAATAACTATTTTCTTACCAATGTACTGGCTTGCAATCATTTGCGTTACTGGCTTAAGATTTCCAGCATTAAATGCTATACATACAGCAAGATTGGTGGCTTGGTTTAAACTATCCGCAGTTGCAAATCCTTCTGCAACTAAAAGAGTTTCAGACTCAGAAGGATCACCAATCCAACAATGACCTCCAAGCATCTTTCCACCAGAATGAAACCTTTTAGCACCATCACTAAATATTGATTGTACAGACTGTATTTCTCCGTCTGCACCATATACAGGTATTATTAACTTTCCTCCAAACATACGAGCCATATTTGGACGTATGCCTTTATTGGTAAGATAATCATGACTTACAACCGGAACAGCATTATCAAATAAAATCTGCGCTTCCTTTGCTGCTACATAATAAGATGCATCACGTTCAGCTATTGCTTTTCGTTTTGCTTCCTCAAATTGCTGACGCATGGCTTCTTGTTCGTGTATATCTGGAACATAATCACGTTTCTCATGCCATTGGTGTTGCTCTCCACTACGCCAACACCCAAATACAGCACCACGAGCATCATCAAATACATGAACCCAACCTGACCTATCATTTCTTTTTCCGTTGGTTGAAAATCTTGTAACTTTACCAACTGCTATGCTAGATGGTGGTTCATAACCTACAGCTCTGATTGCATCACATAATTCAGGCAACATTGAAATAGTCACTCAGTCTTTTAATTAAATCATAGGGAATAATCTTCAATTTATTATTGGCAAACTTCCACAATACATTATATTTAATTCCAGTATTCTTTGATAAATAAGTTAAGTTTAAAGGTTGCAGTTTATTAATTATTTCTTCTGGTGTGAACATTATTTTTTTCCCTTTGTTAAAAATTATTTTGTTTTAGGTGTTGCAATTCTAAATTATTTAAGTAAAATGTGCAACGGAATTAGAGAAAAAGATTTTTAACAAAGGAGAAAACCATGAGCATACTAAGCTCTATTGCTAAACCAGATGATCGTTCGATTATCTGCACTATAACAGGTGATGCAGGATTGGGTAAAACCAGTTTAGCTGCCACATTTCCAAAACCTATATTTATTCGTGCTGAAGATGGCTTACAAGCCATACCAACAGCAACAAGACCTGATGCTTTTCCATTATTATCAAATGTAGATATGTTGTGGGAACAATTAACAGCATTAATCAAGGAAGATCATGATTATAAAACATTGGTTATTGATAGCGTCACTCAGCTTGATAATTTGTTCACAAATCACATTGTTGATACTGATCCTAAAAAGCCACGAACCATTGCACAAGCATTGGGCGGTTATGGTGCTGGCTTCCAAGCGTTATCAAGTTTGCATGGCAGGGTTCGCAAAGCTGCTGGCATACTTAATGAAGTCAAGGGTATGAATATAGTATTTATAGCTCATTCTGAAACAGAAACTATTGAGTTGCCAGATCAAGATCCATACACACGTTATAACATCCGTATGCAAAAAAAGTCTGTAAGTCATTATACTGATAATACAGATTTGGTGGGTTATCTTAAGCTTGAAACTCATACATTTGGGGATGGTGAACGCAAAAAAGCCATAAGTGATGGCACGCGAATACTGGTAACATATGCCTCCGCTGCAAATATATCTAAGAATCGCTATGGAATTAGTGAGGACTTATTGGTTGTAAACGGAACAAACCCACTTTTAACTTTAATACCAAGCATCGGAGCATAAACAAATGGCAAATTTTTGGACTACAAGCGACAACGAAACAATTAAAACAACTGGTGAATTTACGTCTGTTAGCGTGATTGAAAACATACCTGATAACACTACATGTCTTGCCATGATTGATGAAGCAGGATTGGCAGAATATCAAGGTGATGAATATATAAGTCTAAGATGGGTAATAGCTGAACCTGCTATTTATAAAGGACGTAAGATATTTCAAAAGGTTCGTGTATTTGATCCTGATACTAAAAAATCAGACAAAGCTAAAAAGATGTTGGCTGCTATTGATGCAAACTGCGGTGGTAAGTTAGCACAGTCTGATGAATCCCCAAATGACACGGCAATGGCTAAAGCACTTCTTAACAAACCAATGTTGATAAAAGTAATGGTTTGGGATTTAGAAGGAAGAACTGGTAATTGGGTGGCTTCTGTAGCTCCACGCAAAGGTGCTACACAAGTTAAAGAAGAAAAGTCAGCAGAACCCAGTGTTGTTGATATTGATTCAATTCCCTGGTAAATAACTAACGCACATGGATGTGTATTTTTAACTATAACTATAAGAGTAAATAACAATGGAACAACAAAGAACAGAAGAATGGTTTAAAAAAAGAAATGGTCGTGTAACTGGATCAAGTGTCGGTGCAATCTTAGGGTTATCTCCCTTCATGAAACGTGAAGATGTTATGCGTAATATGGTGCGTCAATATCATGGCTACCCAAGTGAGTTTACCGGTAATGTTGCGACTAGCTATGGAACGTATAACGAACCCAATGCTTTAGCTGATTACGAATTGAAGTTTAATACAAAAGTCGTAGAAACTGGTTTTCATACTTATGAAGAATGGCTTGGAGCATCGCCAGATGGATTAATAGATGAAGATGGATTGATAGAAGTTAAATGTCCATATGGTTTGCGTGATAAAAACCCACCAGAGTTTAAAAGCATAGACTACCAAACGCATTATTGGATGCAAATACAAATACAGTTGCTAGTAACTGGTCGTGAATGGTGTCATTTCTACCAATGGTCAGCACATGGTTACATGCTTGAAACAGTGCAATTTAATCCATTAGCTATTGAAGAATATTTACCAAAATTAAAAGACTTCTACAATGAATATCTTGTTGAGCGTGAACTACCACAAGCACAAAAGTATTTAGAAGAAAAACGCAAACAAGTTAGGTGTGAAGGTCAAGTTGATCGTTACTTAATGATTGCAGATCAGATAAAAGAACTTGAAGCAGAAAAGAAACGATTGCTAGATGAAATAGTTAAGTTAGCTGATGGCAAAGATAGTGAAATTAATGGTCACAAACTAACTAAAGTTACCAAATCTGGTTCTATATCTTATGCTAAAGCAGTTAAAGAACTTTTACCAGATGTTGATCTTTCTGATTACACTAGTGATCCAATTAGTTATTGGAGATTAACATGAGTGAATTAATTGAAATATTAATAAAAAGTATAAATGAACTTGATTTAGAAAAAAAAATAATTGCAATAAATGAAGTTAGAGAAAAAATACATTTAATAAGTCCTTTTAAAAATGAACCTGTTGATTTTGTTAAATGGGTTAAAAATGAAAATGTATATCAAAATGATTACAATCCAAATAGTGTTGCTCCACCGGAAATGGAATTACTTAGATTATCTATTTCAGAAGATGGATATACACAACCTATAGTTTCTATGCCTGATGAAAGTGAAAAATATGAAGTTATTGACGGTTTTCACAGACATAGAGTTGGAAAAGAATGTAAAGACATACAAGAAAAAATACTTGGATATCTTCCTATTGTACAAATAAGAGAAGATCAAAAAGATAAAACAGACAGAATGGCATCAACCATTAGGCATAACAGAGCAAGAGGAAAACATAAAGTTGAATCTATGTCTGACATTGTTATTGAGCTTAGCAGAAGAAACTGGTCTGATGAAAAAATAGCTAAAAATCTTGGAATGGATTCTGATGAAGTTTTAAGATTAAAACAAATAAGCGGATTAGCTGAAATGTTTTTAGATGAAGATTTTTCTGAAGCATGGGATGTTGTTTTTGATGACGATAATGATTTTGAAGGATTAGAAGATGAATAGAATTTATCATACTTGGGAAAAATGGGAATGTTATCCAGCTGGGTTTTATGAAAACAAACCTAAAGACAAAGCATTATCAGATGGTGATTGCAAAAAAAAATATGCTGAATTTTTAAGCGATATTCCAATGTTTGAAGCAGCAATGCAATCAATATTATTAGAATGGAAAAATTCATGTGAGCATTATTTATCAAATGAAAAAATGAATAGAATTGCATGGCTTGGTCAAGCATCAATGTGTTATGCAACTGGAATACCATCAAAATTTTGTGGAGGATTTTATTTTTTATCAGAAGAACAGCAAAATTTAGCAAATTTAAGTGCATTAAAATTTTTAAATAAATGGTTGAAAAAACACGGTGAAGATGAATTATCTCTTGACCAAGCACAATCTAAAACAGAAGCGAACTTATACTAATGAAAAGATTACTAGGAATTAATGTTTTTGAAGCAGCTCAACAAAGAATAAATTATTCTTTTGATAATTTTGAAAAAGTTTATTTATCTTTTTCAGGAGGAAAAGATAGTAGCGTTATGTTCCATCTAACAATGATGGAAGCAAAAAAAAGAAATAAAAAAGTAGGAATATTAATTATTGATCTTGAAGCTCAATATAAATCTACTATTGAGCATATAGAAGAGATGGTTGCTATGTATAAAGATAATATTGATCTTCATTGGTTATGCTTTCCATTATTATTAAGAAATGCAGTAACAGTTTTTGAGCCAAGATGGACTGCATGGGATGAAGAAAAAAAAGATATATGGGTAAGGCAAAAGCCAAAACTTGCTGCTAAATGTGAAGATTATCCTTTTTATCAACCAAATATGGAATTTGAAGAATTAACTGTTTTGTTTGGATTATGGTATGCACAAGGAAAAACATGCGCTGGATTAATTGGGATAAGAGCAGATGAAAGTTTAAATAGATATAGAACTGTTACTGTATTTGATAAAAAAATGCATGGAAATAATAGATATACAACTTATATAGGCGACAATTTGTTTAATGTTTATCCAATTTATGATTGGAAAACAGAAGATATATGGAGATTTCATTCTAAGTTTAAAAACTTATCAAGCAATAAAATATATGACCATATGCACAAAGCTGGTGTTCCAATAAGCCAACAAAGACTTTGTCAGCCTTATGGAGATGATCAAAAAAAAGGATTATGGTTGTATCACATCCTTGAGCCTGAAACTTGGTTTAAATTAATAGCTAGAGTAAATGGAGCTAATTCAGGCGCACTTTATGTTCAAGAATCAGGCAATATAACTGGAAGCAATAAAATATCTAAACCTGAAAATCATACTTGGAAAAGTTTTTGTAATTTATTATTAAAGTCTTTGCCTAAAAAAAATAGAGATCATTATATAAAGCGATTTAGAGTTTTTATTAAAGGATGGAAACTAAGAGGATATGATGAAATACCTGATTTTGCTCCAAAGACTCTTGAAGATAAACAATGGGCTCCATCATATAGAAGATTATGCAAAGTTTTGTTAAGAAATGATTATTGGTGCAAAGGTCTTGGATTAACTCAACCAAAAAGTGACGCTTATGGAAAGTACTTACAATTAAAAAAACAAAAAATAGTTGGCTTTTAAAATGAAACTCCGACCATACCAACAACAAGCACATGATGCAGCTATAGATTGGATAAAGAAATGTACTGATCCATGCGTATTAGAATTGCCAACAGGAAGTGGCAAATCTTTAATTGTTGCAGCAATAGCAAATACACTACACCAAGTTAGTAGTGGTAAACATATATTGTGTCTTGTCCCATCAAAAGAGTTACTGGAGCAGAATGCAGAAAAGTACCGAGATACTGGCAATCAATGCAGTTTGTTTAGTGCCAGTGTTGGTGAAACTTGTTTAAAACATCCAGTAGTGTTTGGCACACCTGTTAGCGTCAAGAATAAGATTCATCGTTTTGGAGCTAAATTTTGTGCGGTTGTACTTGATGAAGCGCACCGTATAACACCAACAGTTAAGAGTATTATTGAGTCTTTAGTTGCTTGTAATCCTAATCTGCGTGTAATAGGTCTTAGTGCTACCCCATACAGACTTGGTGATGGCTATATATATAGAATGGATGAGCATGGTAATGCGCATGGAAATGATAAAACTAAGAACCCTTATTTTACTGCAAGAGTATTTACTGTTTATGCCAGAGATTTAATACAGCAAGGATACTTAACAAAACCTGTTATTGGTGCAATTAATTCAGGTCATTATGAAACTCTGGAAATGCAACTTAATAGCATGGGTAAGTTTGCAAAAGCAGATGTTGATAGAGCTTATCATGGACAAGGAAGGCTTACCAGTGCGATTGTAGGCGATATTGTATCGCAAGCAGTAGATAGGCAAGGTGTAATGATTTTTTCTGCGACAGTGCAACATGCTCACGAGGTTATGCAGTCTTTACCACCAAGTTTATCTTGCATAGTGACAGGAGAAACACCAAAGAAGGAACGAGAAGAAATACTGCGAAAATTCAAATCTAAGCAATTAAAATATTTAGTCAATGTGTCAGTCTTAACCACTGGTTTTGATGCTCCACACGTTGATTTAATAGCTATTTTAAGAGCTACAGAGTCAGTTAGTTTGCTTCAACAAATAATTGGCAGAGGATTGCGTATTGATAACAATAAACATGATTGTTTAATATTAGATTATGCTGAAAATATAAGCAGACATTGTCCTGATGGTGACTTATTTAATCCAGAGATAGAAGCATCAGGTGATTACGGAGCTGGTGAACCAATAAAAGCTAGATGTCCACAGTGCAATGCTAACAATGAGTTTGCTCCTGTTCCTAATGAAGCAAGTCATAAAATTGATGATTTTGGTTATTTTACTGATCTTGAAGGAATACGACTAGAAACAGAATATGGAGAGATGCCAGCGCATTATGGAAGAAGATGTTTTGGTGAGGTATTTAATAAAACTATTAAAAAGTTGGTTAGATGTTCTTATCGCTGGACGTTTAAACCGTGTCCACATTGTGAAGAAGAAAATGATATTGCAGCGAGATATTGTTGTAGTTGCAAAGGAGAATTGATTGATCCCAATGAAAAGTTAATTGCTGACTTTCAAATGAAAAAGAAAGATCCTTACTCTATGCAAACAGATAATGTTATTGACATGAAAGTACGACCAACTATTAGCAAAGCTGGAAATGAATGTTTAAGAGTTGATTTCATAACCGAGTATAGGTCATTCCCAGTATGGTTTACCATGAAGATGCAGAGTAGCTATGATGCATTTATGAGGTTTACTGATGGAGGGTTTACAACGCCAAATACTATCACTTATAAAAAGAGTGGTGATTTCTTTAGGATATACGATTACAACAGGACAGCTGATGAAGTTCCACAATGATATAAAAGTTTTTGGAAGTACTGAGTTTAGAGGCGAATGTCCTTCTGAAGCTTCTGAAGCAGTAACATTCTTTGCAAAGTTAAGGAGAGAATATCCAGATAGTTATGGAAAGATTGCTACGCACATTAGGAATGAAGGTTTAAGAACCTTTTACCAAGCGACTAAACAAAAGAGTGAAGGCATGGTAAAAGGCGCACCAGATATTATTATTCCAGCAAGCATTGCGTTCGTCTGTGAATTAAAACGTCAAGATCATACACGGTCAAAATGGCAAGATGGACAGCAAGAATACCTGCTGGAAGCCCAGAAACAGGGAGCTTTTGTCTGTATTGGTTTGGGTTATGTTGGAGCATATGAAGCATTTATTTATTGGAAAGATAAAAAATATTTGCAATTTGATAAATAATTATTTAATCTATGCCCAACTTAACAAGAAATACAAAGGGTAATGAGATGATTAAATTTGAAATTGGTAAAACTTATAAAAATCGTTCAATCTGTGATTCAAATATGTTTTTTGAAATTACTGTTATTTCGCGCACTGAAAAAACCATTAAAGCAACTGTTGATGGTGCAGTTAAAACCTTACGACCTGCAATTTATAACGAATGTGAATTTGTAAAGCCTTGGGGTTCTTATTCTATGTGTCCAATTATTAAAGCAAATTAACATATAACCAACCACCGCCTCAAGGACGAGGCATTAACTACAACTATAAAAGGTAAAAACAATGAACAAAAACACAATAATAGCAATAGCAATAACAGCATCTTTTATATCTGGTGGAGTAGCAATTAGCAAGTTTTCTGCTAATGATTCAAACATAATCCACAAAACCCGTAGCGGTAGCTTCATTATCCAAAAGAATATAAAAGGTGAAGAACAAATTTACCAAGTTCTTGAGTTGCCAAGCAACGTCACATCTTTTGTAACACCAAACAAAGGTGATTTCTAATGGAACAAGTTAGATATTTAGCGAACCTTATAGACAGAGAAGATTATCAATATTTAATTGGTGTATTTAATGATGACTCTGGATGCTCTGTTAAGATTTTTATAAATGATAATAACTCAGCTGAAAAAATTATATTTTTTGATGACCAAGTTGTATCTGTAGAAAAATTTATAACTAAAGTAGATTTTAAGAATCTAATAAATTGGGAATTGAATTCAAAACTAGAAATTAAGAATCTTTTAGATAAATTAATTCCTGAAGGGAAGCAGCCACTCGCCCTGCTTAGGTAGGGCATTTTTTTGGATAAGATTATGAAAGATTATAAAAATAAACCAGTACACACATTCACCAGACATCAAGAAATACAAATTTGGTGTTTATTGGCAGCAGGATTTATATTAGCTCTGGAGGCATGGTTACAATGACACCAGAAGAACGAAAAGAGAAGCAACGACTAAGAATGTTGGAGTATTACCATAAGAATAAGAAATATATCAATGAACGTGTTAGAGCTAAACAGAGAGCTAAAAAATTGAATATTGTTGTTACAGTAAGTCAAAATAACATTACTAAGAAAGAGATAATGAAATTAATTGGTGTTACTGCACTTGTACTGGATAGAATTAGTAAAGAACCAAAATATTGTATGCCTAAACATATAGCAACCTATATTGATGGAACGGTTTTATATAACCGAGATGAAATTATGGAATGGCTACC